TTGGTGCAAAAGGATCGGCCTGAGTGTCGCGCTTGGCCAACGCTTCCAGCGAATAGTTCTGCTGCTGCAAGTAAGGTGACTCTCCACCCTTGACAGCCGGGAGGTCAAACCGACGACGGCTCTCATTAGGCGACTTGATGCCAGCGCCCACAGCCTCCTTCTCCGCTGTGACCTGTGCCACAGTATCCATCCGGAGAAGATTGTCAATGTCGAACTCGGTGCCCATCATCCGTCCGGACTTAGGTGTGGTGAGTCCCAACCCATCATCCAGCACCAGCTCTGCAGCCTCGATCAGCACCTGCAGGCACTGAGAGTAATACTCCACATTGAGAGCTTGGATATTGTTGTAGGTCGGCATTGCGCCGATCCCAATCTTATATGGTGGTACGTGGAAGGTTGAACACACAACCTCTCCAGTCCACTTCAACTGCTCAATCAACTGGCTGTCTTCAGCGGAAATAGCTAGCTTCTCAAACTTGAGACCATCTCCCAAAACAGCGAGCTTCCCGAGCCCACCACCAGTGTAATTCTTCTCCCAAGCGGTCTTGAGCCGGTCGGCTGTCTGGTCGCTAATGGCACCCGGAGCGGTGAGCACTCCTCCCGGCATGGAGTTGTTGCCGAAGAAGGCTGTGGAATTGTTCTGAATGGCAATCCCTTGCATCGCCGCCACCCCACACGCGTAGATCGGGGAGAGCCCAACTAACGGGTGATAAAGGCAATTGAAGCGATCGTGGATGATGTCGCGAGCCGGGACGATCATCTGCTCAGTGGCCAGCCCGGAGAGCGGATCACTCATCAGCTCGTAGAACACATCACCGGAGTCAGACACCAGCACCCGGACACGCCACGGATTAAGGATCACCAGCTGGGTGACCACTCCCCGGTCATCGTAGATCTTGAGCACATAGGTATTGCCGCTCATCAGCTTCGACAGGAACCAATTTTCCCAGAACTGGATGCGCGTCTGATAGTTGTTAGGCTTGCGCAGCACCGGCTGGAAGGCTGGCGAGTTGTCAACCTCCTGCCACAGCCCATCGTCCGTCTCTTCAACCAGCTTGACCTGCAGCTTGGAGATGTCTGAGGCGATCAGCGTGATGCACGCGAACACCGCGTGATATGCCCAGACTAAATCCTGATCAATGGTAATATTGCGCTGCCACGCTCCGGAAAAGCTCTCATAAATACGAGACCATCCGGAGCCTTGAGCCGTTGTGAGGGAGGTTCCGCTTGGACGTGATGTGAATGGGATTTGGATACCAAAAATTCTCAACTATCGTCGTCCTCAACCAAGACCTTCTTCTTGGGAGGAGCCTTCCTAGGCTTCTCCTCATCATCTTCCTTTTTTGCCTTGTCAGGCTTCTTCTTGTCAGCTGCCGTAGCCGCACGGGTTTTGCCCATGGCGTTCATTGCGCGTGCCTCCAGCGGCATAGCATGAAAAACATCACCGGCCACCAGCCGACGGGTGCCATAAGTGAATGGCCTTAGAGCTACGATCTCAACCTTTTGTGTGCGCATTTCTTCCCTTGTGCTCCTTCCCCAAAATGCTGAGACCCAAAGGTATGCTGCACAGAGGGAACTCGGGGGGAGTAGCGGTGGGGCTTAAATTCACCGCTGGCTGCCAGCCTACCTCTGGGTCTCACCGAGAAGGAGCAAACCTCGGTTCACTCCTTCCCGTTACCGTTAGCCAATCCCTGCATAGGGGTAGGGTTGACTTACGGACCTGCTGGTGCACCCCAATCAACACCGGAGAGCAACTGCACAGCCTCCGGGCGACGCTTCTTCCAATTGACGGTCCGCTCCGCCAAGAAGCCCACCGAGTTGGTCTGCCAGAGGCTGACCAGCGGTGTTGGCGTCACTGGGTCTGAAGCATTGGTCGGCGCATCGTCCATCTGCAGCGAAGCTTCCCGGCTCATGTCAACCGAGATACCTCCTTCATCCGCCAGATAGATGTCACCGGCATTGGCGAGGATCACCGTACCATCCGGAACATAATCCGACGCAATCACCGGAATGCCCATCAGGCTTCCACCATTCATCCCCATTGACGGGAACTCAAGGTTGCCCATTGGGTTCTGCATCATGCCCAGCGCCATTGCAGTGCTGGTATTCATGATGAAAACAGCCGAGCTAGGCGGATTGTTCGCAGCGAGAAATGCATTGAACAGTGCCTGAATATCAGCCCGCACAGCTGCAGAATCAGAGCCGCTGGATGGGATCGCGGTGACCCCATTGGTGATGGATGCCGGTGAGACACCCGCAACCGCAGCCTTAGCTGGATCGACGAAATCGATGTCCAGCCGCTCCTTCAAAGCTGCCGCTAGGCCATCACGGATGATGGTTTCCGCCGACGGAGAGGAATCACGAATGATCTCCATCGTAGCGACCGCAATGTTGGCGACCTTGAGCGGTTCCAGAACCGCACGCACAAAGTCGAATTTGGTCAGTGGCTTGGGCTTACCTTCTCCAACCCAGTATCCCTGTCCTCCAGAAGTCTGCCCGACCAGAGGCACGCGGAATGGCACAGAACGGAGCGACGGAATGTTGCCCGTCCCAAACCTGCCAAGGATGGTCTGCGGGCGAAGGAACTCAACAAAGTCCCCAAACACGCCGCCGAAGTCATCCACCAACGGCTTAAGCCAAGTCGCGTTGGTTGTGGTGGCCGCTGGCACTGCTGCCTTGGTCATCACCCCATACACGATTGAGTCTTCGCCGTAAAGCTCCTTGGCGATGGTGCGTGGGCCTTCGCCGTCCAGCTTAGCCAGCGCCTTGCACCGCGCGAACCTTGCGAACGCGATACCGGGTGCGAGCTTCTGCTGTACAGCCACCACCACAGCCGGGTGAGGATCACCCTCCACTGCGCGTGCCGCTGCACCTTCAGTCTTGGTAGCACCGGCCACCGGCTTGGCGGTCGTTGCCTTGATCTTCTCCAGAGCCGTCAGCCTCTTGAGGTCAGCGTCGATTGCAGCAATCTCCGCTTCCTTCTCATCGAAGGTTTCCTGCTCATCAGACGTGGTGGAGCGACCCTCTTCCAGAGACTTCTGGACAGCCGCTTCCATCGCCGCCACGGACGCTGCTCTTTTCGTCTCCAGAGCAGCAATTTGTTCCGCTAAGGTATGCACTTCATCCTCCTCATACAAGCGGATTGGTTTGCCCGTGACGCCGGGAGTGACACTCTTCCGAACCTTGCCAGTCGCGGCTGGATCGGCAGAGAATTTCTTGACATTTGTTATCGAGGCATCCTGATTGGCAGGGATAGTCACCGCCGACAGCTCTAGCCATTCCCATTCCTTGATGCGGAAGCCCCACGTACCCTTGATATCTTCCACCTCCAGCGCACGGAAGCCTATTGACAGCCCGCGCACCAGACCGGACTTGATGAACCGCCATGCCCGCTCAACCGTCTCATCCACACCCTTGGCGATCTGAGCGGTGATGGCGATCCCGTCAGCGGTGGTGGTCGCCTCCACAACATGGCCAATAGGAAGCCCGGAGGAGTGTTGCCAAAGCAGCGGCAAGGGGAGTTTGAACCGCGCACCCTCCGGCACCACAACATCTTCCATCCTGTCTGGGGTTGGGGTCGAGGCAACGCCCTTGATAATGCGTTCCTCTTCGTCGGTAGACTTGATGGAGATGGTGGAAAAGGCTTTGGTGGATGGTACCACCGTCCGTGCGTTCATTCCAAAGCCTCCCTCAACTTTTGCGCTGACCGCAGCTTCTCCTCCAACCGATGGCGTGGCTGCCAGTAGTGATCCGGGAGAGAGCTATGTTCAGCGATTGCCGTCACAATCAGCTGGTGCTCATGCTGGCGCGCAATTTCAAGCTGGTGAGAAAGTTTAGCAACCAAGTTGGAGGCTGAGTCAAGTAATTTCATGACTCACCTCCCAAAAATAACAATTGATACTCAGGAACACGAGCCGGGATGTACTCACCCGCTGCCGCTCGTGCCATTGTCAGCGCCTGCAGCCCATCAATCCGTCCAGTGGCCTTTGCCTTATCGAGCTTCCGGTTGCCAGCTGAATCAGAGGTCACCACCGCATTAGCCGCGCACATGCTCAACACCGGATGAGAGCCATGCACTATCCGTCCTTCAAGCAAGTCCTCCTCCAGCGTCCGCAACGCTGGGCTCATGGTCTGGAAGCCCTGCCGCATGGACACAAAGATGGCATTGTCACCTTCACAATCCTCCTCCCGGAAGCCAGCCACGATCAACCATGGCTTGAGATGCTTCCAGTTCCATGCATCAAAGGCAATCTTCTTGACGTTCATGTTGTGAACGTCCTCGAACAGGCTTTTAGCCACAAACTCATATTCCACACTCTTCCCCGGAGTGGTGCGCAGGAAGCCTTGCCGATGCCAGACATCGTAGGGCACAC